GACCAGTACCATTCAGTCATGGTGTTTTGTGGCAACACCATTCGTGCTTGTTCCTCGCATACACCCTTCTCTAACATGCTGTCATACAACATAGTAACAAGACGCTGTGTAGTACCGATGTGTACATCTTGATCTTCTAACGCTGGGCCACTGCCTTGCTTCTTATCCTGTGCTTTACTACGCCATACCTCTGGTTGATAAAACTCTGGTTTATCGCTCACGTATCTACGACTGATCTCATTCCAACGTAGGAACTTATGCTTAACTAGCTGTCGTGCCACAAAGATTGGAGCCTTGATGTGGAAGGATGCAAAGCAATGACCAAAGGGGCTGTAGTGTCCGTGTTTAGCTAGGTAGTGTACCAGCTTGGTGTCACCCTCACTTAGTACTTTCTTTCTGGCATAGTCATCACTGTCACGCCAATCGGTGTAATCCCAATCACTCGCCTTGCCAAAGGATACCCGTGCTGCGTTCACCACAGATAGGTCAGTACCCATGTGGTCTATTAGTGTTGCCTCAATCATATAACTAACTCCTTATCTATGGAATTTAATGAAACACTAAACCATTCTCCTCTTTGTTTTTTGGGGGCAAACTTGTCGTGTAAAACTTTCTCTACGTACCTAGCCTCTTCAGCTAACCACGGACCCCAAGTTCTCAGTAGGTTTAGTCTATGGGGTGTACCAATCTGGAGGGTATTACGCCTATTTTTTGGAGATGTGCTTATGCCGATCTTTATATATCTTGTGTTACTGCACTCAACAGCATAGATATAAGTAGGATTAGGGGTGCAAATTAATACTTCATCCTCATCTACGTTTGTTTTAATCAATTGTAATCTCCTTTAGTATTTCTACTGCCTGTTCATCTGTTAGTTTAAACCACTCACCGTTGTCATGTTTATTCCAAGGGTGGGCAGTCTTGAACGCCGCTAGTATGTGTGCCTTCTTCTCTGCTGCATTGCGGTCATCAAAGTAAACAGAGTGTACTAACTTGTAGTCCCTCATAGGTGAGCTTGTTTGGTAGCTACTGAGCCTGTCATCAGCATCAATTGCCTTACCTATCTTGATCCACTCAGGCCATGCGGCATTGCTTATTGCATATACATACCCCTCTTTAATTAGGTTGTAGTTGTTTAACGAACCAAAGGCTAAGTCACCAAAGGATTTGTATCGCCCAGCTTTGTACAGAGGGTGCTTACTTGATATGTACTTACCGTTAACCCACATTCTAAGGGGGTTACTCTTGGGTCCAAAGATTGGATTAGTTATGGCGTTACTTTTTTTGTGGCAGGGCTTACATTCACCCGACTCTGTAAGCTCTGTGTCACATCTGTTGCAATACTTTATATCTGTTGCAATCATTTCGCACTCTCCTCATATTCTAAATCATCAACCAACTCAACGAAGGCATCTGATAGATCATTGTGTTTGTCTACCACATCGTACAGTACTTCCTTAATGGCAGCAATATTATTTAGTATCTTCTGCTGTTCCCATACAAGGAAGGCACACACTAGGCCAATGCCTAGCATGGCCAAGTCTGCAATCTCTATCAACATACATACCTTGCGATCTTGTACTCAAGGTCTGTGTGTACAATGCCGTGCCAACCAGACAGTTTGTTCTTGACCACGTTGATGTGACGCTGGTTGTCTTCTTCTACCTGCCCCTCAATCGTAGGGTTCTTAGAGATCATTATCATTAGGTCAGCTTCTGCTGCCTTACCTGTACGACTACCCTCCATCATGGCTTGGTTGAGTACAACCTTACCCTCTGCCTCTGCTGATAGCTGAGACATGTAGAACACAGCGCAGTCTTGCTGCTTGGCTATCTGTCGTGCTTGTATTGCGTTAGCCTTGAGTGACTCATCAGGCCGTGCAAACCCAGCCATGCGAGAGAACTTGTCACCCATGTCAAGGATAACAATGTCAGGCTTGTATGACTTGCATACGGACTCAACCCAGTTCATGTCACGACCTGTGGCATCCTTGAACATGATGTTAGGTCTGATCTTAGCAAAGACTTCCATTGCCTTCTGCTTATGCTTAACAATCTCGTGCTTATCCATACCAGTTGCGGCAGTTATGTACCTGTGAGCGACACGGTGGTAGCCTTCCTCATTACATAGTACAACTACCTTAGCCCCTTGCCAAGCAAAGCCACCCGGACCAGCCACAAGTGAGGCATGGAAGGAAGTCTTACCAGTGTTAGGCCGTGCGCCTACCTCAATCAAGTGACCAGCATTGATACCCTCAACCTTGCGGGTGAGTGTCGGTATGTTGAACGTCCACTGTGACTCAAGGTCAGTCATAGCAATGATAGTATCAAGGTCAATGTCTTCCCACTCAATACGTAGGTTAGGTGTGAAGTCATCACCGTATAGCTCAAGCATCTGACGCAGTGGGTCAAGGCTAGTCTTGCTACCGTTGACGTAATCAAATCCAAGGTTGGCAATGTCTTCGCCTATCACCTGTTGGAATAGCTTAGACAGTACCTCTTGTGCTATGTCACTGCCCATAGGCTGCTCTTTGTTTACTTGCATGAACAGTACGCTGTATGCCTGCTTCTGTGCTGTAGTGAGGGTTGGGTTGTTAGCCATGAACAACGCCTCAATCTCTGCTGGTGTAACGGTACGCTCATAACGATCCATTGCACTGTCGATGGCCTGCTTGATCTTGCGTACATCGCTGCTGAACAGACGGTCTGGGCAACGTGCGCCCTTGTGGTCATCGTAGAATGGTTTGTCCATCAGGCTACGTATAAGGGATAGTTCCATGTGTTATTCTCCTAGTGTTGAAAGGTTAGCCATGTCGGTTGGCTGTCGATACTTGAGGTCATCTGTTAGTCGAAGCACCTTAACGTTGGGTACGTAGGTACGTAGTTCTTTAGCAAACTTTATTGTCTTAGGTAATGCATCTGGGTCCAATGCAACTATTGCCGTTGAGAACTGCGATAAGTAATCTTTGTGTCCTGTTGATAGTGATGTACCCAACACTGCTACCCCAACATATACACCGCTATCACCTACAACTGCAGCACTTATGCAGTCCTCAACAACTACAGCAGTTTTACCACGACCAGACACATATGGCAAGTGACTTTTTCCATACCGTTTCCATTTAGGTATTCGTTTACCCAATGATCTGCCCGTAGCATCCACCATAACTCCAGCATGTACAACAGGGAACACCACACGATGTTCTCTAACGTCATACAATAGCCCTAGCCCTTGTGCATCCAACTGCCACTGGTCACAGAAGGGTGCAATCTTTTTGTAGTCTCGCACAAACCAATCAGGCTTTACGAATGTTGCAACGTGTGTCTCTTCTGCAACAAATCCAAGAGACTTACGTATGTCATCAGCAGTCAGTGACTGACGAGTACCACCCGATGTAGGACAACTAGCTCTGTAACAATTCCATATGATAGAACCCATGTCATTGGTAACAGTAAATGTGTTCTTAGTATTACATGATGGGCAAGTCATGCGTCTTGTCTCACCACTTACTAGTGATAGATCACTTATAATACTATTTATATTCATATGTTATATCACTTTCTTTGTTACTCGCTAAGTACTCGATTGTACCTGAACATTTCTCTGTGTCAAGGCATTTTTTGCAGAATCGTATGTATGCTTCATGTATGGTTTCACAGAAGACACATTATTGTGGCCTGTCACTGACATAAGTTGACCCATTGGTACACCACTGTCAATCATTTGTGTCACCCCTGTCCTACGTAGGTCCATCATTCGTAACTCCTCTGGCAATGCAGCCAACCTCATTACCCTACGCCCCACCTTAGACAGTCTCTCCATTGCATACGGTTCGTACTTACCCATCTTAGGGTTGGGATGTGGTGCTACATACTGTTGGAACCCAAAGTCTTTTTGCTGTTCCTTCAACATGACAAGTAACTCAGGTGATATAGGAAGCTCAACGTCAGCCCTACGTTTGCTTTGTTCCAATGTTAGTACACTGGTAGCCAAATTGATGTTGCTCCACTGTAGCGTCCTCATATCTCCTAAGCGTTGACACCATTCGTATGCCATCTGAACGATCAACCCTATATTTCTGTACTCGTAATCGCTGTATGCCTTATCAAGAAACTTGATCACATCCCCATGCTGCCACACTACCTTGCGTTGTGGTGAGCTATACCTTTCGATCTTAGCCCAAGGGTTCTGATGTGTATGCTCCATCTTGATAGCGTAGTTGTATACCCTACTGGCACAAGTCGCAGCGTGATTAGCAAAGCTGATACCTCTCTTGACCCACTCCTCATACGAGTGCTTGGCCATCTTCGATGTCACCATCTCATACTTTCTTGTACCCATTGTCTGGTGGAGAATTGTTAGGAAGTATCTGTAATCCACCTTAGTATTAGGCCGCAACATATTGAAATCATTTGATTGATAGTACAGATTAATTAAGTCAGTCACCTTGCTAGTAGGCTTGATACGCATGATGCCTGCCTGTGCCTTACGGTATGTGTCAATGGCTGCGTTGTGTACCTTGACAATTTGTCGCACTTGTTTGAGGTCACTGCCATACTCCTCTCGTACAACTACATCCTCATCTACAAGAGCTTGAGGTGGGTTGAAACGGTAGGAGATGTCACCCTTTGGTGACACCCTTTCCTGTACATATCTAGGTAGCTTTGCCATGCGCTATGCTGCCTCCAGTTCTACAAAGCGTTTGTCACTGACCCACTTAGATACCTCTTGCTCACGTGACCACATGCTCATGGCCTGTGTGTCGTTGCCTGTCTGCTTGAGGTTGAAACCGTTACGCTCATCTGCATAGGTAGCATAGTTAGTCATAGCACTATACAGTGCAAACTTATTGTGACCACGTGTGCCTGCTTCACTCATGTACAAGCTGTACATACGCTCAGACTTACGCTTAGAGGCAAGCATGTCATCAAGCAGTGTGCTTACATCTACATACTTGAGGTCAGTGTTAGCCCATATCTGCATCTGTTCTGCATGTTGATAGAAGTCAGTCCTTGCACGATTAAGCTCATAGATAAAGCTGTTCATCGTGAAGTTAGATGTGTTCTTCTTACGCACCTTGTCGTGGTCACCACTGATGCAACCATTAGTGCAGAAGAAATCAATAGCACCAAAGAATACTTGGTTGCTGCATGACCCATCAATACCATGCAGGCTGACAATACGATTGCCAATCTCTGTCTGTGCCTTGTCTGTTACAATGGTTGACTTGACGTTAGGCAGGGTGATGTCAAGCATAGCCCAAGCACCGTTACGTGCAGTGCGGAAGGTGTAGTCTGCATCATCTAGGTCATTTGCATTTAGTGTCTCAGTTGCGGTGTCAACTACACCACGAAAGAAGTCTCCATGCGATGCACATTGGAAAGATTTACCGACAATACCAAGGGGTTCGCCTGTCTCCTGATTGATTACATATTTCTTGTCCTTCATCCGAGTGTCCTCAAATGCAATGTCAAAGTCTAAATTGTGTGGAATATCAAATGGCATACTGTTCTCCTTGTTTAAGTATATGGCAACTGTTACATAGTTGTATAGGGTATGTCAATCCCCATACTAGTAACGTTAAGCTATTCATAGAATTTATGTGACCCATATGTCACATGGTACTTGAGTGACTTAGCCCAATAGGGCTTGACGTATAGAGCATGGTAGTGTGTTGAACCTTTGGTGATGTCAGGAACACGACCAGCTATCACATCGTCAGCTATCAACAACGCCCTTGCCCACGGTACTTTCTCACGGGGTGTGTCTGACTTACCATCACAGTGCCAACTAAATTGACAGCGATGCTTACCCTTGTGATAGCCCTGATGTACTACAGCACACACATCGTTGGGCCACCTGTCATGCTGTACCCTATTGATAACAACATGAGCTACTGCATACTGTCCAATGTTAGGGTCACTACGTGCCTCATGGTAGATGTTAAGTGCGAGGCATACTAATGCAGTTGCAATCATTTTTTATTGTCCTTTGTTTTAGGTATGGGTAGACCAGACCAATCGTCACAAGGGTCTGAGTCCTTAGTGTCTGCCTTACTGTAACCTAATGGGAGCTTCATGGATGTATCCATAGCTTGTGTACTCCTCATGTATATACTCTGCACAGTCCATAAACTCTATATGTTTATTTGGGTAGTCATGCTGCGCCATGTGTATGGCAAACTCAGTTGCGGTATTCCAACTGTTAACTGCGGGGTAGGTATCATCTAATGTGATGACAGTCCTAACCCCATCTAGCTCCAGCATTATTTCGTATGCCATTACAGCCATG